CGGCATAAGTTTGGCTTGTGTCTACTGGAGTATTTGCTCCGACATAATTTATGTTATGTCTAGTTACAGTTTGATTTGTTCCATCAACTCTTACATACCCAAGAAATCTAGCATTGCCATAATCTGAAGAGTCAGATATAGGCATATAACTGTAAGCCCCTAAAACAATTTCTTCGTGCCAGTGATAATTTTTCGCTTTTGGCGCATTTTCCAGAACAGTTCCCCAACTTGCCTGAACCTCTGTGCTTAAGCTCATTCTAGTATTTACTAAATCTTGCACATTTTCGTTTATGTAATCTGCTAAATCTTGACCAAATTCACCCGCTTCTCTAGAAATCTGCTGACCGCCTTTAACAAAAGTCTTTCCCGCGAGTTGTAATTTCAATGCTTGGTCTGCTTGAAAATAAGTCACACCTCCAACGTGTACTTTGTCGGGAGTTGTACCAAATTCTGTTATATTCTTACCCATGATTTATGCCTCATATCCGTAAACATTAACGCTAACATTATCATCGGTCGAATACACGACGATCAATTTGTTAGCAGAAACAACAAGCCCCGTTCGCTCCAAAGTACCATTAGCGGTTAAGTATGTGTCGTACTCGATGTACTCAGAATTTGCGGGAGTGCCGCTTGCGCAGATTGCAATTCTAACGCTTCTTGGCAACCCTGACCTGTTACACAAGTTAATATTTACCGTAGCGGTAGTATCAGCAGGAACGGTATAAACCGTAGTGTTTGTTAGTGCAGATAAATCTGCTTGTCCTAATGTTCCGTTAGCCATTTATCTGTCCTCAAAATCCGCTAAAAAAGAATGCTCTTGATTGATCGAAAGACTCTAAAGTCGCCCATGAAGTATTTGTTCCGTCAGTGCTAAGATATTTTCCCGCATTTCCTGACTGACTAGGAGCAATGTTATTAAAAGCAGTGTTGCCATCGCTCAAATCAGACAAGTTGTTAGTCACGCGAGCAAATCTAGCATCGCTTTGAATTTGCGTGTAAACATTAGCTATCTCAAAAGCGCCGTAGGCAATGATAGATACATTGTCACCTGTGGTAGCGCCTGTGCTTAGAATGATCGTAGCACCGTCACCTGCTGTGAAGTCAGTCGCAGGGATTAGCTTAGAACCGTTCAGGTAAACATCTACAAAACCCACATCGTAGGTAGCTGAGAAGTTAGTCTGACCTGACGTAGCGACATACTCCTGACGCTCCGCTGTGCCATTAACTGCTGAACCTGCTGCTGCCCACGAAGAGCCGCTCCATACAAACATCGTGTCAGATACGGTGTTGAAGTACAAAGCGCCCGTTTGCAGAGGATTACCTTGGTTGTCTGTAGTAGGAGGAGTTGATTTAGCTCCCAAATAAAGGCCCTCAAACTCCTCTACCGCTGCCTCTACGCCAGTTTCTGCTGTTTCCGCTGCCGTGGCAGATGCCGCCGCTGCTGTAGCCGATCCTGCTGCCGCTGTAGCAGATGAGGCTGCATTAGTCTCTGAGGTAGACGCATTAGAGGCGCTCGTAGAGGCCGCTGACGCGCTGTTGGCTGCATTAGTCTCACTGGTGGCTGCCGCACTCTCTGAGGCCGCTGCTGCCGTTTCTGAGGCCGCTGCCGCTGTCTCTGATGCTGCTGCATTGGTTTCCGAAGTAGAGGCCGCACTAGCGCTCGCTGCTGCGTTCGTCTCAGACGTAGAGGCTGAACTGGCACTAGAGGCCGCTGCTGTCTCACTAGCCGCCGCGTTGGTTTCACTTGTAGCCGCTGCTGTGGCGCTATTGGCCGCGTTTGTCTCGCTGGTAGCCGCTGCACTCTCACTTGCTGCTGCTGCTGTTTCCGAGGCTGCTGCTGCCGTCTCAGACGCTGCTGCTGCGGTTTCACTAGCTGCCGCTGCTGTCTCGCTTGCTGCTGCCGCTGTGGCTGAATTAGCCGCTGCTGTAGCACTGGCCGCAGCCGCTGCTGATGTGCCCACCCAGTAAGCAGGTGAAGTAGCAGGGTCGTTGCCAGTGTTTGAATCTTGGAGTGAGGTATATAAGACACCATCCGTTCCTACGGCATTCATACCAGTTGCGTAGGTAGTGGTTGCTAACCAAGCAAAGCTAAGCCCAACCCAGTACGCCGCCTGTGTAGAAGGGTTCTGGTTTAAGTTTGAGTTCTGTAGAGATTGGTACTGTTGGCTACCATAGGTAACAACATCGCCCACTGAATAGGTAATGCCAGCATTCCACTCTACCGAATAAAGCAGGGTCCAAGAACCCGTCGTAGTGACTGGGTTGTTGTTTTGATTGCCGTTAATCAAAGAGCGATAGTAGATGCCGTCGGACCCCAGCACAACGTCAGTGGCACCGTATATCTTAGTGGCAACCCACTGATCACCGAAGTCAGTAGCAGTCTCACCTACAGGATCTCTGACCGCAATCTGAACGTCGCTGCTGTTGGTTAGAATCGCGCGCGCCACACCATCGAAGAAGATGTTAGGCTGCCGGCCGGCCGCAGTTAGCAATACAGGGTTCGGGTTAGGGATCGAGTTGTTTACGTCGGCATACGTAGTCTTAGGCGTAGTAGTGCCTGACTCGTAAAAGTAAACTCGGCCATACGCGAGCGGATCACCAGCGTCATCGAAGTATTGAGTATCTAAGTCACCGAAACGTGCCATGTCTATGTCCTGTAATTAAATTGCTGCGGTTCTGCCTGCTGATTGCGATGCTGCCCGCAATGGCGCGCCTGAGACAGATTCAATAACATCTTGAACGCTTCTAAGGACCGTTTTATCCCTTAGCGCTTTAGACACTATATCAGGGTCCCGAGACAACAATATTTCGGCCACCCTGCCGGCCTGACTGTCTGTGATGCTGGGTTGGAAAGTGCGTATTATACCATCTAACGTATTAGCCAAGGCACTTACACTTCCGCTCTTTGCTGCGCCAAGATCAGTGATAACCCTTGCTATTCCTTGAGTAGTGCCGACTCGGTTAGCTGCGCCTTGTCGCCTCGCGGTGGGCGAGCCACCGGACATGGTTGCCATTGAACGCTGAGTTCTTTGAGCAATACCAAGTTTCTTAAGAGCGTCTTCCTGAGCGTGAGGAGGCACAATTGTATTAAACAAGATGCCTTCTTTCTTTGTCGGGTCCAGTAAATTGTTAACCACGGTGGTTTTGTTGCCAGTCATTCTTGATTTTAACTGAACCAAGTAGCCAAGCCTGTAAGCGTCTATCGCCTCAGTGTTGCCTTCGGTCAATAAATCTTGAAACTCTTGCTGAGCCTCTTCTGCTGTTTTAACTTTCTTGCCTGCTTTGTAGGCGTCGTTAATGCTAAATCTATTCGAAGCAATCCCTCGAGCCTCTGTGACTATAGGGAGCTCGTCATCAATATAGGCTCTGAGCTCGTCGGCAGCTTCTTTAAGATTTCGACCGATAGTAGCATCAGCACCACCGCCTGCGATTAGCTTGTCTGCCTCTTCATTCATTATGCGTCGCAAGTATTCTGCGTCCATGATAGTAGGGGTTTTTGCAAACTCTACCGTTCCATCATCAGCAACCCTAAAGAAAGCAGTTCCGGTCAGAGACCTAAAAGCGTCTTGGAATTTTTTGGCGCCTTGAGGGGCTTTCTGGAAAGCGAGCTGCATCGATTCCTGAAGATCTAAGCTTGATTCTTTGTCAGCAGCTCTCGCAGGGGCATAAGCCTCGTTTACAGATTTATTTAGATCCGCATCGCTTGCCCTAGCAATGTCCAGAGTATTTTTATTCATTCCACCGCCCAGCCCGCTGGCTACGGTTTCAAATGCTTCGCCTTGAGATTCCTCAATTCTAGGAACCGCTCCGCGTATTCTGGTCGCAGCTTGCGGGCTCTTAACCGCAAGGCCAGCGAGCTCTTCGGCAACGGCAGGGTCGTTAGCTAGAGCCTCTCCATTTACAAGCATTTCTGCTGCTCGTTCCGCAGAGACTTCAGATTGCTCCATGATCCTGCGTATCTCTAAATTTACTTTGTCTTGATCTACTCGTCGAGCCAGTGTTCGAACAACGTCTACAACAAAGCTTCCAGTTTTGAGTACCGCATTTCCTCCGGCATATAATCCGCCAGATACGCCTCCGCCTATTAAGCCTTCCCCTGTCATCCTCATAGGGTCTAAGCGTTCAATAATATTCCCTTCAGAGGCGCCGATTCCTGCCACTACTGTTTCGCCGGCTCCGTATCCTATCGCCTTCATCAAGTTAGGGAAAAACTGAGTCCCGACTGCTGCCGCGTTTTCTGCCGTTACAGTGCCAGCAGGAGCTTTTGATCTTCCGCGAGTGTAGAACATTACGGCCGCAGTAGGAGCTATACCGCCAAGCAATTGCATAAGGGCCGCTTCACCCTTATTAGTCATTTCGTAATTGCCAAGCTTTGTCCTGATCTCAGAGATAACCTCTGGGTAAGGACGGTCGGTTAACTGAGAAACAATAGCCGCCTCGGCTTCATCAGCCGTGTTATAGGTGATTCCCTGCAAAAACTCCCTTATCCTTTCAGAAGAATCATAAGCATCAACGCCAGATGATTGCGGCTGAGGGTCGTCCTGAGCGGCTATTTCCCACGGCTTTAAGCCTTGGGTATCTATTCCGTTACTCATTTATTAGCTCCCAGCTTGCAGGGTTCTTGTCGTCACCGCCCAAGTATCTGTACCCACCTACAATATCACCTACATTGGTTTTGCTTAGAGCTGTGTAGAAATCTTGCAGGGTAGGCTGGCTGCCATTGTATCCACGCAATGTTCCATTTTCGTTGAAATACTCATTCATAGCATCACGCTGCTTTGCTGCTACTTCCATCTGGTTGTAAAGCCTTCTCATGCGTCTTGCGTTCTCTTCAGGCTTTAGTAAAGGGTTCCAAGCACGTTGAAGTAGCTGCTGTGCTTCTTGCTGCGCGAACTGACCGCCAAGAACGTCTCTTAGGTTCTGCTGAACTACGCCTTCAATTGTCTCTCTAGCTGCAACAGACTCTGGCGCCAAAATGGCTTGTACGATATTTGGAGCGACATTTATAAGCTCTCCGCTGAGCTGTTCTCCGTTTTCTAATTGCCCAAGAACTTGACCAACGGCTGCAAGGTTAGTCATCGTCTGGGATCTTCCCACGCTGTTCCAGCTAATCCAATCCTTTGCGTAAGCTTCGTCAATCTTATCCCATCCAACGCTCTTCTTGTCGCCTTCAATAGTGACGTTAGTATCACCACCACCAATGACCTCAACCTTTCCATCCTTAAGAGACACGCGGGCAGGGGTATCTGGGCCAAGCCTGTAGTCTGCCAGCTCTTCTGAAGTTGCTGGCCTATATTGTGGGCCTTGGCGTCCTTCGTATATTACATTGCCGCTTGTAGGGCTAACTATTTGCCCGTCAACAACAACACCTTTTTCCGGCTCTTTTTCTTGTAATATGCCGTAAGCCTGACCAGCTTGAATAGTGTTGCCAATCTCTTGCTTCAAAAGATCACCCGCTCCAGTATTTCCCTGCATTGCTTCTTGAGCAAGACGCAAAGCTCTCTGAGTGTGGCGAGTGTCTACGTTGGGGATTCTTCCAAGTATGTTTAGTCTATCCTGATAAAGATCGGCAAATCCTTTGTAATCTCCAGATTGCAAAAAAGAGTTGCCCGCTTGAGCGTCGAGGAACATAGTTTTTCGTCGCTTTTCTGCCGCCTCTTCATCTTGCAATAAACGACTGCGAGACATCTCCTCTTCTTCCATTGCGCGCTTCCGAGCAAGCTCATCCTCTTGCATCATCTGCTGACGAAACTGCGGAGCCTGACCGCCTACTGCTGCACCTAGCCCCATTAGGGCTCTTGCTACATCTACCATAGTTGCCTCGGTTATTATCCGCCGGTCATTCCGCCCAGCGCGTTGGCTGCGGCAGATTGAGGATTAAACATATAAGATTGCTGATTGTAGTTCTGTGGATTAGTAACAAACTGATTCCACCCTCCGCTCAGATTTCCTGTGTAAGTTCCTGCCCCTTGAGGTTGTGTGGCTTGTTGGGTTGGCTGAAACATATCATAACCTGTGCCAGCAGCATAAAGAGCGTTAGTTATAGCGCCTTGATAGTTAGGGACATTTATCTGGGCCTGTGGCACTCCGGCAATATTTGCTGCAATGTTTCCTTGCAGGTTTGCCATGTCAGCACCGTACCCTTGTTGAGCAAGCGCTTCATTTGTTGCTGCGTTACTATACTGGTCCATTAACAAATTGCGCTGGCCGCCTAGCATAGTTGAAATATCGCGGCCCTGACCTGCATACACGTTTGCAAGATTTCCCGCTGCTGAGCCGTACTGGTTAGCCAGTAGCTCTCCTGCGCGAGATCTTCCTTCTGCAAGATTGACGCCGAGATTGCCTAATGTTTGAGCCGCTGGTAACCCATATTGTGCGTTCTGGGCTGCAAGCTGGTTGCCAAGGTTCATTTGGGCGCCAAGCTGCTGAGTCCCAAGGTTAGTTGCAATATTTGACATAGTGCCAGCTGCGTTCTGTCCCGCAGATGTGAGGCCGCTAAGGTTTGCTATTTGATTTTGCAATCCCTGTGACGCAAGACCCTGACCAAATCTTTGCAGTTCTTTTTGAACATTGCCGCCACCAAGTCCACCGGTAGCCGCTGATCCCGCTAAGTTAGCTCGCATACCTTGTTCACGCAGGAAAGCCATCTGCGGTGACTCTTGGTACGCTTGATTGAATGCGTCCTGTCCCATCGCGCCAGATAAAGCGAGCTGCTGTTGAAGCGCTGTTTCTCCTGCCTGCTGGTATGGCTGCATGAAACCAGATGCTGATTCTGATGCCGCCTGAACTTGCTCTAAACCTGTTCCGTATTGTTGTGCTAGATCACCTCTGCCCATGCGGTTAAGCATATCCAGCATATCAATCGCGCCGGTTGCTCCACCCTTGAGAGCCATCTCAGAACCGCGAAGGCCCGTAGGGATCTCGCTGCCAGTCTGATATTGCGTTGTGGCCATTGGGGTCATTGTGTAACTTCTGCCCGCCAGAGCGTCAAAGTTATCATTGACACCCATCGGGGTAGCCGCAGGGGTAGCCGCAGGGGTAACTGCCGGCGTAGCCGTAGACGTCGATATTGGCCTTTCAGGATCTACATTGATTGGAGCCGGTGGAGGCGATATAGGTAAGCCCGCTTGAGCCGCTGCTATCTGGGCAGGGGTAAATCCTAGCTCTTGAGTCAGGTTGCGCTCTACGACTTCTTGAGGCGCGCTAAAATATTCTGAAACATCCCCAGTGCTTACGACGCCTTTTTTTATTAGGTCTTGGACCCTTTCTACTTGAGGCGCAGTTAACGTATTATTCGTATAAACATTCGGGGGAATGTCTGTCAGGCTTTGAATGATTAATGATTTTTCAACGCTAAAATATTGGGCAACGTCATTAACGTCAACCTCTCCAGCGTTTAATAGATCCTTAACTCGATCAACCGTTTCTACAGAATAATCTTTGCTTTTGGGTAAGCCGTTTAGTTTTGCAATACTCATGGTTGCTCGCCTCCCATCATGCCAATCGCCCTAGCTACTTGCTCACGAGAGAATCCACCAGTAGCAATGCCTTGTGTGGCTTGGCCTTCTGTAGCTGGCTTTAGAGGGCGCCCTTCTTCTCTACCGTAATTATCATAATGCCACTTTGCATAACCTTCGGCAGTTTTAAATTGCGGGTCCCCACCTGCAAGAAGCTGGGATTTCTTGGAGTTATAGTCGGTAAGCACATCGGGGTTAGCCGATAGATATTGTTGAGCGGTGTTTGCGTCCCAATCCATTACGCCTGAATTAGAAAATTCAATTTGCTCAAACGGTTGGAACTGTAGCGGCTGCGGGTTAGTTAGCCCTGTTAGCTGTGAGTAGTCCATGGGGACGCTCTGAGCTTGAAGGTTGCCGTAGTTAATCGGATCGCCAAGGATAGCTGAGCGTTGCCCCATTAAGCCTGCTAGTAGCGCTTGCTGGGCCATGTAATCGCCAGTCTGCATTGTATCAATCATTGGACGTAAAGTTTGTCCTGCCAAGGCAAGATTTTGATTCATGCCTTGCTGACGGATGTTTTGGGAAGCTTGATAAGCAGGCAGCATAGACTCAGTCGCGCGCTGACCATATTGCTTGATCATGCCGATTTCGTTTGCCCGATTCTCCGCAGACTGCTTTGCTAATTTTTCGTTAGCCTTGTTTTGAAGAATAGAGCCGCCAATGCTTGCTACGCCGCCAATTAATGCACCAGTTACTGGATCCATCTTAATCCCACCTACTTAATTTCTTCAATTTTAACATATTTTGCTGGTTAAACCGCTATCCAGCCCTGTTTGGTATTACCGCCGATGTCAGGCAGCATTTTTCTGTATTCTATCGATCCCGTAGTTCCGGTCGAGTCAATGTAAAGGCTGTACTGCCTAGCCTCTACTACGCCCTCTGGTGACCCACTTCCGACTATCGGGATGCTCAAACTTGCGTCCTGAGTGAACTGCCTGAACGGCTGCGCCATGGTCCCATCGGGTTCTACGATAGGCTGCGCGACGTTGAGTCTTGGGCTTGTCACTTGTCTCCACCAATAATGTTCGCCGTTAGCTGAATGATCACAGGTTTGACCGCATCAGTTAGCGTAAAGCGGAATACTTCAAATCTTGCTGCTCTCCCGTTACGACGCCAGATAGCACGACGGGTATACTCACCGATCTTGCCTATGCTGCGCGCAATGGGACCGCTCCATGTCTTGCCGTCCTTTGACCGCTCTAGCGTAATCTGCGGATCTACTACCGCCTCATTACCTACGCCAGACTCTACTGTGAGCTCTAGGCTGGGAAAGAAGAAGGACTGCATATTGTTCTGGAAAGGCTGAGTAGCCACTCGCCTTATAATTGGGTTCTCGTATTCTGTGTAGACATCTGAATCTAATATGCCGATGCGGCCGTCAATGATGTCCCCACACAAAATCGCGTTGTACGCCTTGACGATAGAAGCGACCCTGAGAGCTCCTAGAGAGCCTTCTAGGAATGATTTGCGCTCATGCCATCGTTTGCTAGTCGTGTCGTATACAAGCGTCGTAGAGGGAAGAGAGAAGCCGATAAAGTAGGCCCCCTTATTGGCGTATACCCATGAGTATATAGAGCTCACCTGCGCGTCTGTTAATCCGCTCAATAATGAGTCA